GACTTCCCACATTTGGCGGAGAAGAATCATTTGACCGGCAAAGGTGTTCTTTGGGATCCCCGGCGCGGCCTCATATTCTCCGTCAATATATCCCAAGGCACTCATCCTCTTGATGATGAATTCTTTTTCTTTTTCATTCATGTCAATATCCCCGGTAAAAGGCAATGATCCCAAGGCCGATGGTGATGTAAGGACCGCGGCCTTCATGCCAACACGGAGTCCGCCAATGCCACCAAAACCGGTTTCTCAACGGTGCCTTGAAATGAGGCGCCGTGAGAAGGCGGATGGTGATATATTTTCCGATGTTGAGACCTTCCCGTTTTTTTTTGGATCCAACCTCAACAAACATCAATGATCTTTTCATGTTTAATTCTCCAATCCGGGACTCTCAAGGAGAGGAAACCGGAGTCCCGGCCATTCCGTTGTTTCATCCGGCATGGCGGAATTGAGTGTGGCCGGTGCCATGAAATATTCCGGACCGTTGACGGCGTCCAAGGCCTTGTCCTCATCATCAAAGACGCCACAAAACTCCCAACCGCCGTTTCTCATCCGGCCAACAACCCAAAGGATCACGGATCCGGATCTCCGCCGTTTCCTCATTTCTTCACCTTTGGCCTTGGTGTGAAGACAAACTCATTCTCTTGGCCGGGAAGACGGACGTGATGATTGTTCTCACCAAAGATGATCTCATCCGGGATCCCGTCCGGGAAGGCCTTGCATGAGATCTTGTTAAAATCGGCCTTGTTGTAATATAAACAATTCACGCACTTTGGCGCCGTTCCAGTTGTCATGTTATTTCTCCCCAAAATGTTTCTTGGCATAGTCCACAACCAACCTCATGGCCTCACTTGGCGTGTCCGATAGTTCACCACCGGCAAAACCTTCCGCAAAATATTCATTTATGTTCTTTTTTGAATAATCGGAGATCTCCCAATTGGCGGACTTTTTTTGAGTGACTTCCAATGGCACGTTGTTTTGATAGTGATCCTTCCAGACCTTTCCACGTTCTCTTGAGATTTGTCCTTTGAGTTTTGAAAAATCGGTCAACACCGGATTGGACGCGCCATAATAGTTGGATTTATTCCAAACGGTGTGGCCAAACTCATGTGTGAGGACGGAGACCAATTGTTTGTCATCCGGAATCCCGGTTGGATGCCAACCGTGTGCCGCGTCACTTTTCAACGCCGCCAACAACCGCGCCGGATCTCCGTGATATTTGGTGTTCAATTCCATATATCGCGCAAAGGAAACTTGGCCATATATCTTGCCACTCAACGGTTTGAAGACAAGCGCATTCATCCGGTTTCCGGGATATTTCTTCATCAATAACTTGAGTTGGTCATATATCGGTTTGAGAAGACTCCGGTCACATCCTTGGAGGACAACCTTTTCCAATCCCAAGTCTTTGAATTTCTTTTCCCAATCCCCCCAAAAGTCCGCCTTTGGTTTCTTTGCACCGGCCGGACCACGCGGTTTTTTTGTTGGCGGTTTGCGTTTTGGTTTGGGAATTGGTTTCTTCCATTCTCCTTTTGGCGGCCACTCCTTTTCTTTCCCCGGCGGAACGTCCGTATATACCCATGTTCCTTCACAATTTGGGTGTGCCGGAAGGACTCCGGACGCGCTTTTGATGGTATAGGACCGGTGATTGTTCTTGAAACATATCTCACAACAATCCGGATCCTCAACACGTTCAAGGTATTTGGCGCCACCGGCCGCATATCCTTGGATTTGACCTTCCGTCAACGCAAAGGCCGTCTCCGTCCTTGCAATCATTTCCGAGCGATAACGGAGAAGTTTGTTGATGTATTTATCAAGGCGCTTGGCCGTTTGTGCCGGGGAGAGGCCTTCTTCCAACAACCTCTTCCCATAGTTGTCCACCCAACCGGTCATTCTATCCGTGAGGCCGACAAGAGGCCGGACTTGTGCGGCCAATTGAGGAACGGTCAATCCTTGTGCAACACCGGCCTTCATCAAGTCATTGACGGCCGCGCGCGTCTCATCCGTGATCTCAACAATCAATTCCGCGGAGTGTTCCGCCGCATAGTTGACCGCGGACACGCCAATTGGATCCGTCCTGTCATACTTCTTGAATTGCCGTTGAGTGAGATCTTGACCGGCCACCACGCCTTCCAACATCGGTTTGGAAAAGATCTTGACGCCTTCCTCTTTGATGGATGTCCAATCAATCGCCTTGTCAATATCTTTGATGTCATTGACCGTCTTGGCCTTGTCCAGTTTATACCACACGGACGCGCGGATCTCCGCCAAATATTCCATGGCGGCCTTCCGGAAGTTGGGAATGTGTTCAAGATAGGCCTTATGATAGTCCAACCACAACCGGTGGCGCCGGTCTTCCTTCCGGAGATAGACGCCAACGGCGGCCTTGAGGATCCTCAAGGATGTGGCTAACCGTTGGCGCCGTGTGATCATTTCAGTTTGGCCGCCTCTTTTGGGGGAAGGTGAGTTGTGGATTTTTCATTTGTTTTTCCATGGCCTCTCTCTTGGCCTCTTGTGCCGCCTTCCACTCCTCCATCTTCTTGAAAAGGATGTCATCATCTTGTTCTTCAACGTAGGAAATGAAGGACCAAGGATTGATGATCATGACCGATTTCCCGGAATCAAATCCGGTGAGAGTGATTTGACTTGCGGCCATGGCCAATTCCACGTTCCGCTTGTCCCCAAATGCGGAGTTCCGGATCTCTCTCATTTGAGAGATGATCTTCTCTTTTGACTCCACAACAACCAAGGCCGTGTTCCGGCCGTCCCCAATGTGAACATAACATCCCATGATAAAACTCCTTTAAAAGTTTATTCCTCATCATCCTCAAGGCCGGTCAAGGCCTCTTGGATTTTTGTGGCAAAGTCTTCAAACGTGTGATCATGGCGCCGGAGAACCTTCTCAATGGACTCCGCGCCAATCTCCATGAAACTCTTGTTGATGTAGTATTCCTCTCCGTCTCCGTCTTCAAGAGGTTCCAACCCAAAGAGATTCTTCCGGATATAATTCCGGTTGATGGCACCAAGGCCAAAGGCGATTTGGAACCGCTTGGCCATAGAGTCAAGATCCCGGATGTCCAATTCCTCCCACTCAAACTTGATGGTTTCAATCCCAAGAGTCTCCCGGATGATCCTGTTGATGGTCCTCTCCGTCTCATTCTTAATCCGGTTGATCACGGCGGAGATATAGATCTTGTTTGTTTCTTGTGCGGCGTTTCCACCAAGAGATCCGGTCTCCGCAATCCCAACTCTATAAGGCGGCATTTTATGCGCCGCCAAGATCTCATCCCGGTTTCCTTCAAAATAGAGGCGGAAGGATCCTTCCTTCACCTCAACGGAAAGAGGCGTCCACTTGACCGTGGATCCTTTGGTCAACTCAATGACCATGGTCTTGTGCGCGTTCTCACTTCCTTTTATCTCAAGGTTGAGGAAGTCATTGAGGTTTTTGACGGAGTCCTCTTCCCATTCACCTTCCAGTTCAAGGAATCCGGCCGGGATCCCATAATTCTCAAAGAAGGCAAGGTTGAAGTCCCGGACACCAATCATCCCAAAGACGGCGCCAATGGCCGGAAGGACGTCCGGCGCGCCATAGTAGTCCGATTGTGGATAGTAGTTGGCGGCATAGATCATCTCATGTGCGGCGTCATCCTTGGCCGTTGACGGATCCCCGGTGTCCTTGTTGATGTCTTCCGGGATCCCATATCTCTTGAACCATCTCTTTTTTTGGCCGCGGAGTTGGCAATATTTATCCTTGGACTTGTGGACGCGGATGGTGTGTGATGGAACATGCCACATCCCGGCCTTGGTGGATCCGGTTTCCGGCGCAATCTCCAAGGCATATCCGCCCACATATCCGCGGTCTTGGAGACATCGGAGGAAGATCTCCACAACGGTTTCATCATCATTGTTGGGATCATTGAGGAAGTTTTCCGTCTTCTCCTTGTCCGCCTCAACCATCTCTTTGTCCTCTTCAAGAGGCATGATCTTCCATCCTTGGCCAACAACGTCCGCGGCCACTTGTTTGACACACGCGTCAAAGATGGTGTTGTTGTCTTTCAGTTCCAACAACATTTTTTGATCAACCGGGACCGGCATGAGGCCATTGTCTCTTGCGTATTTTTCATCCGCCTCTTCAAGTTGTTTGGACTTCCGGTTGTCTTTTTCATATTCCTTGAGGACAACAACCGGGAAGATCCCACGGTCCGTTTTGAGAAGATGTGCCTTTGACTTTTTGATCTTTATTGTTTCTTTGGTCTCCGCCATAGTCTTTCTCCTTTAACTCCAAACGCGTGACTTCCGCCGGGGAAGAGGATCCTTTGGCGGATCTTCAATTGGCGCCGCTTTTCCTCTTGACTCTCCATCTCCGTTGTCCCCGGCGTCTTTTTCTTTTTTCTTGGATCCGGAGACATTATATGCCTTTGACTTGCGGTGTGGCAAGATCAATAGATCTTTTAGATGTGTGAAGGCGGCATATCTTGAGGCGTCCGGAGTGTGGTCCTCATACTTCACCGGTTCATCAAGGATCCTCCCGGCGCGGTCTTCCTTGAATTTATAGCGCCTCATTTCCTTGTTGAAGTTGACGTTTTCTTCTTTGGTGTATTTGTGGCACCGTTGAAGAAGGTCTATTCCCGGCCGGACCTTGTTGTCCGCCGCTTGGATGTTGAATCCGGCGCGCCATATCTCTTCAATCCTCTCCGGTTCCGATGGATCCGCATAGATGATTCTTTTCTTGTCCGGGATGAGTTCCTTCATGAGATCAATGAGGTCCGCATTTGTGAGGTGTGTTTGATATAACAACTCCGTG